TGGTGTATTGTCGGTGTATGTTAACGATCTTACGTCACCGAATTCAACCGTAAACAATGATGTTACAATTAATGTTTTTGTTTCGGCTGGAGACAATTTCGAGGTATACAATCCCACGTCTGAAAACATTAAAGATTACACTTATTTTACACCACAAGGTGGAAAGAGGGGTGTATCGTTGAAGGACATAGAGTTTGTACCTCAGTCGGGTGAGTCTTCTCATCCTGACGCTGACGAAACTAAGTCAGAAAATGAACCATTGAAGATGATGGCTTCGGAGAATGTTGCAAGTTTTACAACTCCGACCGACCATACGATTGATGTGTATTTTGGCGATCCAGTTGTTTCTTTTCGCCAGGCTCTTAAACGGTATGAAAAATACCGTCTTTGGACTTATCAGCAATCCGCAGCTAATAGAGATGCGGGAGGATTGAATGTTGTTGGAGCATTTGAATCTTTACCCAATTTTCCATTATATCGCGGTTATGCGCCAGGAGCTATTGATTTCACATCCACTCCATCTCCTTTCACGTTATACAATTTCGTGGAAATGACTTTGTTGAACTATGTGACACCTGCTTTTACTTGTCGGAGGGGAGGCCTGCGACACAAGTATATTAGGATTGGTGGTTCAACAGATGATGTATGGTACGCTACACGGCATGAGGGATCCGTTACCGTACCTGGTTCGCCCAATTTCGCTACGGCTGTATCCACAGTACAGCCACGGAGTACTCAGACAAGGCAATTTTTGACTGCTCTGCCTCATACATGGGATGGATCACATGCCACCCATCCCACAAACAACCCCGTCTTAGAAGTGGAGATTCCATTTTACACCAATTATAGATTTCACCCTGCGAAGTATGCAGGCAATTTGAATAGTATTATGTTTGCGCAAGGCGCAACACATGACGTAGGTGGAACATGGACATATCCAGCAACCGACCGAATGGCGGGCATGGCTGACTTTGTCAGCGTTGGTGAAGATTTTCAGTTGGGATTTT